GCTATTACCTACACGCGCAGAACAACAGTCGCAGATGTTAAAACTGCATCTGGATTAAGTTGGAATGAACCTGTGTCTCAATATGCAGCTGTTTATCCAAAGAATCATGTTATGGAAACTGCGGGCGGACATGTATTAGAATTTGATGACACGGAAGGCTCTGAACGAATTAACATATTTCATAAAACTGGATCGTTCATTGAGATGCATCCAGATGGCAGAGTAGTATTTCGTTCTCGAGGTTCTATGAATCAAGTTACATATGGCGATGGAAACATATATGTTCGAGGAAACTACAACATAACTTCTACTGGCGATGTAAATATTCTTTCTAACAAATCTACAAACATTTCCACAGTTGGGGATGTCAACTGGAAAGTTGGCGGAAATTTTAATCTAGACGTACAAGGCGAAGCCAAACTAATTAGTGGCAAGATGTTCTTAGAAGGATCTGAACTTAGAATAAACGAAGGCACAGCTGGTATTGGTGCACCAGAAGCAAGTACAGCATCAGAAGGCGCAGGTGCGGCAGCAGGATATATGCCAGAAGGAGAATTTGTTGGTGAGACTACATTAGAAAATTCAGCTGGTGAACAGACTGAAATAACACCAACAAAAATCGAAGGAGAAGGCGGAACTGCTGTAAAAGGAGGATCTGTTGATACTACAGTCAAAGATTATGGTTTATCAGGTTCTAATATAGATTTTAGTAAAAAAATATCAAAACACTTTACTTTGAAAGATTTAACTGATAACACACATTTTAAGGGTGGCGAGGGTGCACCATGCAAAATTATAACAAAACGTGGTCTAAGTGTAGAACAACAAATTAAAAACTTATCTGCGCTCGCTCAGATTATGCTGGATCCATTAGTGGACGCTGGATTAAAGTTTCGAATTAACCAAGCATATAGAAATGGCGACAATCAGAAAAGCGATCATCACATAGGTTGTGCAGCTGATATTCAAGCACTTGGTGGCATGAGTGCAAAAGAACTTGCAGAAAAAGCATTTGCTATCGTAGGTCTTACTTCTAAACAGTTTTTGCTAGAATATAGCAAAGGTAAAGGGTCTGGGTGGGTACATGTTGCATATAATCCAAATGGTAAAAAGTCAGGGATTAGAGTTGCGTCTGTTCTTGTTAGCGGTGGCTCCAGTAATTTTAAATCAACAAATGTTAACAATCCAGTATTTTATGATAGGAGAAACGGATAATGCCAGTAAAAAATCCAGGATCATATCCTACTAGTTCAGACGTATTCTATTCTAAGAATGTATTCATAAACGGAATTGAAGTGGCGTTGTGGAATGCTCCAGCTAAAGGACCAGCTAGCAAGGGCGGTGGTGGCGCAGCTTCGGGAGCGAACCAACAACAAGACCAGAATCAAACATCAACTTCTAGTTCACAAGCGACAAGCACTAGTGCGCCTGCCGATACACAAAGTGCTGAATCCACGGCTTCTACTATTGTTGATCCAGCGCCACCACCAGTTGTTCCGCCAAACTCTGGTTTATCAGGTCAAGGTAGTGGAGATACCACATCAGTCGTTCTTCCAGAACAGACACCAGAAGCGAATGTATCTCTCTCAACCGAAACGCTGGCCACCTATTCTGCCACTGTGGCTTCTTTTGTGGCAAACCCAGATTCATACAGAATGCAACTTACTAATGCTCTATCGGGAAATATCAAATCGTGTTTTCCAGGAACATTGCGAAATTTGAGCTTAGATCCACTAACTTCTATCGCGCCAAAACAAGAATTGTTGCCACTAATGAATGCTCTTACTGTATTAACTGATGAAGGTTTACGAGGTTCGTGGAAAGAAACAGGAACACAAGGATTTCAGAGCAACCGAAACATTATCGGATTGTTTGCAGATCTAGGTTATGATACTAGTATTGCTCCATTTAATTCGGACCAAACCCCGTGGTCCATGGCTCTAGTCAACTGGACATTAAAACGCACAGGATATCGATATACTCAGTCTGTCGATGCGTTTGATATTAAAAACAGAACTTCTGATTGGGGCGCCACAGAAATAGCATTGGTCGATGCTCTTCCAGGAGATGTCGCTGTTTGGGATTTTGGTCATGTGAATTTCGTAAAGGAAAAACGCGAAGATGGTAAACTTACATTCATAGGTGGCTGTCAAGCTCAACCATCTGAACCTAATGTCGGAACAATTGCTGTTTCTTGGCAAGATGGTTATGATCCAGTGAATAATAATGGTTCGTTATTAAAGATATATCGTCCATCTAAAGTATAAATAGGTCTATATGGCAACCATCAAACAACCAACTTATAGCGATTTTAGCACGGCATTCTCTCGTAATCCCGTGCAGAACGATCTTGTACGAATTACTGAATTTAGTGCAGTAAAACGTTCTGTTAGGAGTTTAATTCTTACCAACAAGTATGAACGACTATTAGATCCAGCGATTGGTGGTAACATACAATCTTTGTTGTTTGAACCCATGGATCCCACAACAACAGTACTAATTAGAAGCGCGATTGAAGTAACTCTTCAGAATTACGAACCTCGTGCCATCATTAATCAAATTACCGTGCAACCTGATTATGACAACAATCGATACTTTATACAAATAGTGTTTTCACTAAAAACAAATCAACAAAATTCAACTAAAGTTGAACTCTTCTTAGATAGGATCCGATAATGGCAAACGGCTTTTTAACTACAACACAGTTAGATCTTTCTTCTTACAAAACTAGTCTGAAGAATTATCTTCGTCAGCAAGCACAGTTTGCAGACTACGATTTTGAAGGATCTAATATGTCTGTCTTGCTAGACTTGCTGGCGTATAACACATACCAAAATGCGTTATATCTTAATATGATCGGCAGCGAAATGTTTTTGGATACCGCTCAGCTCCGCGAATCAATTGTTTCGCATGCGAAAGAATTAAACTATGTTCCTAGATCAAGAACCAGCTCGTATATTAAATTGAATATTGTCGTTCCTACGGCTACAGGAACTCCAGATACTCTAACAGTTCCAAAATATTTTAAGATCCAAGGTAAAGATAATTCTGGAAATGGTACGTATTACTTCAGCACCAATGAACCAGTAATTCTTACTCGTGCTTCTAATTATACAGCAGAAATAGATTTCTATGAGGGCATAGAATCTACCGAAGTCTTCTCTTATGGTCGTCGTATAATACTTTCTTCTGAAGATATTGATATAGATTCTATTACCGTATTTGTTCGTAATTCAGTAGAAGATACAACTCAAACTGAATGGGTTCGCGCTAATAGTTTATTTGGATTAAATTCAAATGATAAGGTATTCTTTATACAAGGCGCAGAAGATTTCAAATATGAAATTACTTTTGGTAACAATTTAGTAGGAAAGGCATTGACACCAGGAAATATTGTATATGTTCAATATAGAGTTTCATCTGGCGGAGAAACAAACGGAATTACCAAATTTTCTGCAGTTGATGGTGTAGAAGGAAATTCTATACAAATTAATTTAATTAACGCAGCAGATAAAACTAGTGGTGGTTCATATCAAGAATCCAATGAATCTATTCGTTTTAATTCTGCAAAATACTTCCAAACTCAAGAAAGAGCGATTACTTCTTCAGACTTTATTTCTTTAATTAAAACTTACTTTCCTTCTCTAAGAAACGTCATCGCTTATGGTGGAGAAGAAGCATCGCCACCTCGTTTTGGTAAAGTATTAGTATCAGCGATACCATTCGAGGGAACTGTTGTTCCTGATCCATTAAAATTACAAATTGAGAATTTTGCTAAGAGCAGAACAACTCTTTCGATCGAGCCAATTTTTGTAGACCCAGAATTTATTTACGTAGATCTATTAACAAATGTAAAGTATAACACATCATCCACTACAAAAACAGCCACGCAACTTAATACACAAGTAAACACCGCAATCCTAAACTATATTGATGCAGCTTTAAATGATTTTAATTCTGATTTAAGATTTTCGCGCTTAGTAAAAGCGATTGATGACTCAGATGCGGCTATTGTAAGTAATGAAACAACTTTAAGATTAGTTAAAAGAATTGCACCAGAAACCAATGTTCCGTTTACCACTACTTGGGTCTTTGAGAATGCACTAAAACAAGATTACACTGGTAAAAAATATACAACAGAAACTCCTGTCATTACTTCTACACTCTTTTTCTATAACGATGTTGAAGTTTCTATACAAGACGATGGTCTTGGTACTCTGTTTATTGTTGGCGACGGAATTGATGATATTTCTATCGGAACGGTTGATTATGAAACTGGCACTATTAGTATTACTTCATTATTGGTTACAGGATTTGATGATAACTATATTAAAATATATGCTCTTCCGCAAAACTTTGATATTGAAACTAAAACAAATAAAGTTCTTTTGTTAGAAGAAGAAGACATCACAATCAACATAGTTGCATCTAGAGAATAATAAATGAAAGATGTAGAATTACTGGTTTCTAGTTTAGTAAAACAGCAGTTTCCTTCCTTTTATGCAGAGGAAGGAGAAACTTTTATTGCATTTGTAAAAGCATACTACGAATGGTTAGAACAAGAAAATAATGTAACAAAAGAAGCCAGAAGTTTAATGTCGTATCGCGACATCGATAGCACATTAACGAAGTTCGTAGAGAACTTTCAATACAAATATTTACAAGGTGTTCCGCGTCAATACACAGGCGACCGACGCTTACTACAAAAACATATTAAAGAGATTTATGCTTCTAAAGGAACATCGCGCGGTCTTGAGCTATTGTTCCGCTTGTTATTCAACGAAGAAATAACTGTATATTTTCCAGGCGATGACGTAATCAAGCCTTCAGATGGCGACTTTGTTGTACCTCGTTATTTAGAAATGCAGTTCAATAAAAATCTACCGCTGTATGTCGGTAAGACCATCACTGGTCGTATCTCTGGAGCCACGGCAATTGTAAATGACTATCGATATTTTATTAAAGAAAATAATAGATTTGATATACTTTACATCTCTAATCTTAATGGTCATTTTCAAGCCAACGAAGAAATTATCAATCAGACTGTTTTAGAAGATAATAATCTTGAGATTGTTGATAGCCCAGTTATCAATGGTTCATTATCAGAAATTCTTATAGTTGATGGTGGTGTCAATTTTAGAATCGGTGACACGTTCAATGTTGATAGTTTCAAAAATGGTATAAATGCTAAAGCGGTAATTACTGATGTTGTTCAGCGCGCAGGCTTTGTTACTTTTGATGTTCGCGACGGCGAATATGGTTTTAGTAATGTTTCTACTCTTGAAACTGCTGGTTTTGATGAGCAAATTTATGCAAAATACATGCCACAAATTAGATTAGAGCGCACATCTGTTGATTTAACTGCATCTGGTGGCTCTGGAACATTTTCTAATAATGAATTAGTCACAGGAAATTCTTCTGGCGCATCTGGCAAGTTTGTTTCTGAATCTGGTGGAAAAGTTAATCTACGAAGAGTAGAAGGAAACTTTAGCACAAGTGAAACAATTACAGGTCAAGATAGCGGAGCCACTAGAACATTTTCTGGAGAAGATTTAGTATCTGAAGCTTCGTTTAAGATTGGCTTTCTTCAAGAATCTCAGACAAGATCTTTAACAGGTGTTCGTATTGAAGACGCATGTAACGTTGCCGTTACATGGTACAGAAATGGAACTGATGTTATTATTAAGCATCCATTTCATTGCTTGCGAGATAATGACGAAGTTATTATAAAAACTTCTTCTGATGAAACTGCACTACCAGCAAATACTACATCGCCAGTTACAGTGACACTGACTGATTTAGCATATTCAATCAATTCTACAGCAATGTATATTACTGCTAACTCTCACGGTTATCTCGGAGCAGACCAGATTATTGTAAGAAGTGCTTCTAATACGACTTTGATTCCTACAGAAGCTAGATTTAATGTTAGTATTGTAAACGCTAACGTGTTTTCGATACCAAAAACTGCTGCTGTTGCAAACGTAGGAACTGTTAATATCAACGATTTCTATACTGTAACAGGATTGAATGCTGGCGCAACATCGGGTAATGCTACTATTGACATGACTATCGACGCGCCGAATTATGGTGGATTCTGTGACTTAGCAGTGTTGATCGCCAATGGTTCTGTTTCAAACTCGCTACTAATCGAAGTACCAACCAGCACAATGGATATCGACGAAGCTATTAAATTCGGAAATATTGAATTTGGTAAAATCGCAGATGAACGTAATGTTCCGTCTGGATTATCTTCTGTATTCGGTGGCGATGGATATAAAACCAATGTGCTCGTTTCTATTACAGACCCTATTATTTACGGATTAAGAATTCGCGGAGAGCCGAGAATATTAACTGGCTTAGTTACCATTGCTGGCAATGTTATAACTGGCTCAGCCACCTCGTTTACAACAGAACTGGCTGTAGGTTCTGAAGTTTATAGTGAATTATTTGGTGCACAATCCAGAAAAGTATCTGCTATTAACAGTGATACTGAGATAGAATTAGAAGAAGCGTTCAAAGACAACGCAGGCAATGAATTGTCCGATGCAACTCCAGAACCACTTTTAGCTGTGACTTATTGGGGCAAAAAGGATTTTCCAGCGACCGATTCTGTTGATAACGCTGATGTGTTTGGTATTGCTGGTTTTGGTCGTGGCGCTGCTAATAGACTGGCAGTGATAGACTCTGGTATCGGCTATCAAGACGGAGAATCCTTAACATTATACTATAATAAAGACCAAACAAGAACTATTTCTGCAATAGGTGTTTGTGATTCTGATGGTAAGAGCGAAGGCTTCTTCCGAACTAATAGAAGCTTCTTAAATTCTAATAAATATATTCACGATAACAGATATTACCAGGATTTCTCGTACGAAGTACAATGTAGTATTTCATTCAATAAATACTCTGCGATCTTAAAAGAAATCTGGCATCCAGCTGGTATTTCTAAATTTGGTAGAGTTATAGTTAGAGATATTGCAGAATTAGAAACAGATTCAATAGAAACAGAAATAGAGTTTGTTAGAGATACGGTTTTTGATACAAGCAGAACGACTGGCACTGCATTTAGTACAAATAGATTAACTGTTTATTCTACAAGCACTGTATATGCTACAGATACAACTAAGTCTACTGATACTGTATTTGAAACAAGTAAGACCACTGCTACTGGTACATCAGGATCTACAACTACCACATTTGATACATCTTTTGCTACGACTACTGCATATAATACAAATACGACCAAGTCCACAGATACCAGCAGAACCACTACATATGATACCATATTTGCTACCAGTACTGTTTTCTCTACTAACCTATTAACCAGCACAAGCATTCAAACGGAATAATCAATGAGCAAAGTATTTTCAAAATTCAAAAGAACAGCTATTACAGAATTGGTTAATTCTACTGACCAAAGAACTATCACGTCAGTCGCTATCGCGAATGGCGGAACGAACTATGCTGTCAACGATGTTCTTCAGATAGCTGGTGGAACCGTTCTTAAGGTGACTGCAGTAAATGCTGGCGCAACAAACGCTGTCTCATCAATAAATGTAGTCGCTAGTGGAACTTATTCTGACTTTATTGCTCTTTCTAATGTAGCTGTATACAATGTTTCTAACTCTGTTGCCAATAGCACGTATGGCGGTCAGCAAACAGTTTCTGGCGCTAACCTTAGAATTAACGTCGCATTAGATACAAATGCTGTTAAGACAAATAGATTTTACATGCTTGCTACTGGAACCACTGAACAAGAAACTGTTCCTCCAGAAAAAGAAACAGAATATGATGCATTTTTGAATATCTGGGAGGAAACTATATTTGGTAAGTCAGCAGGATTAATCCCAGTTGCTCGTCGATTAACATGGGAAGCCAACACTTTCTATTCTGCTTACGACGACGAAGACGAATTATTAAGCACAAAAGACTTTTTCGTTATTGATAGTGGTTCTAAAGAAATTTATAAATGTATTGATAATGGAGCTACTATTTCTAATACACAACCTCTCTCAGCTAATAATCCAGGAGAGTACCTAAGCGTTATTGCAGGAACTCCGTTTACCTTATCTGATGGATACACTTGGTTGTATATGGGAACTGTTAATACTCAAGTAGACGAAACATATGGAACAACTTCGTATTTTCCTGTACAAGAATACGCCAATACTAAATCAGCTGCAGTTAATGGCGGTTTATTCTCTATCCGCGTTTCTTCCATCGGCGACAATTATGTAACATTATCAGGTAAAACTACCGTTCCCGCAGGAACAAGTACGAATCGCGTGAGATTGTTGGGTGCTATTTCTAATCCTTCTTACTATTCTAACTCAGCAATCGTAGTCGCAAATACTTCTGGTGGAATTGAAGTTAAAAGAATTAATACAATTATTATTGTTTCTGTTGGTGCTGAAACATATTCTGAGGTGGAACTCGCAGCTTCCGAAAACTTTACTGCTGGTTTTCTACAAAATAATCAAGATTATATCTTAGCGCCATACGTAGAAATTAACAGTAGAACAGGCTCTGGCGCAGTAGCTTATCCAATCGTTGCAAACGACGGAAGTATAGAACGAATAGAAATGGTAAATTATGGTTCTGGTTACAAAGACGCGACTGCTATTCTGGGAACAGCCCCAGGAATCGGTTCAGGCGCAGTTCTGAGACCAATTGTATCTCCTGGAAATGGACACGGGTCGAATATATTTGATGAGCTATTTGTTGACTCGGTGTGCATTTCTTCTAAATTTGATGAAGCTAGTTTCCCCGTGGAGCCTAAATATAACACGCTGGCTTTGTTAAAAAATCCAACATATGCTAATAGTTCTCCTTTCTATGGAACTTCTTTCGTACAAACGATCGATATCCCGCTTCAAGAAAATGGTGCAACTGGGTTGACTATTGGTGAGTTGATTGTCGGAGATAATATAGACGCGAACACTAGCCGTAATCCTTCTGGTCGAGTAGCTTTTTCTAATTCTACTCTATTACAAGTGACTGGCGTAGATGGTATGTTTGTACATAGTTCTTCTTTGACGGGTGAGACCTCGGGAGAAATAGTCTATACTGCTAATCTATTAAATTGGGACACATATTTCGGTACTTCTAATACTGGTGTTGGTTCTGAAGATTATGATGTAAAAACATATTCTGGCGATATTTTATACGCCAAAAACGTCCAAGAAATCACAAGAAATGATTCTTCAGACGAACAAATTAAAATAGTAATTAAACTCTAACGGAGTAATATAAAAAATGCCATTGGATACAGCAAATACCGTATTAGCTTCTGCGCCATATTACGATGACTATAATGAATCTAAAAATTATCATAAGATTCTATTTAGACCATCTGTTCCTCTACAGGCGCGCGAACTAAACCAAGTACAGTCTATCTTACAAAATCAAATTGAGCGATTTGGTGATTATATCGTTCAATCAGGTTCTATCGTTAAAAGTGGCGGTAATTTAGAGACCATTGATGACGCAAGATTTATTTCTGTTCAAGATAACTCTGATACAGAAAACTCAGATTTTATTGGAGCAACTATCGTTGGCCAAACTACAGGTGTAGAAGCTGTTATTTTAACTGGTATTGACGGATACACCGCTTCTTCGCGCCCTTCTAAATTCTTTGTGACTTATACAAAACCAGGACGCAACGCGAATGGCGATATCGTTTATACTTTTCAAGAAGGTGTAAATGGAGATCCAGGCGAAGTCTTGCAAATTTTTGGTGACTCTAATCTGTATAAAGGTAACATTGTTGTTACGGTAAATACAGGATTGTCAAACAGCGATTTTCAATCTGGTGGCGGATATGCCATCGGAGCTGAATTCTTTGGTGGAACTTCTTCTGCAAAAGGTGTTGTTGCATATGGCGAAGATTCGACCAATACCATTATATTTGAAGATGTTCGTGGTAGCTTCAAAGTGGGCGAAACCATTTATTCTAAAGCTAATAGCTCGATCTCTACAGTAATAAATTCAGTAGGAAGCGCGCTGTTAGAAGATACAGGTTCATTAATCGGCACATCTAGAATGTTAAGCCCAAATACTTCCTTGGGTTATAATGCTACTGGTTCTGCTTATTGTGTTCGTGTTCCAGAAGCTATTGTATATCAGAAAGGTTTTTTCATTAAAACCACCGACCAAATTTTAGTAATCAATGCTACATCTGGTGGTGTTTTATCCGCTGCGGGTCAAGTTGTTGGTTATGAAACCGAAGAATTAGTTATCGATGAATATGCCGATAATACACTTTACGACAATGCTGCAGGCTCTACAAACGAAGCAGCTCCAGGAGCGCATCGCCTGCAACTATCTACATCGCTAGTTGCATATACAAAAGCA